AGGAACGACATCCTTTCCGCAGATGACATTGATGCAGGTAAAGTCATCAACTACGGAAAAGAAATCGCAAAGGCAAAAGACATCCCCGGTGCTATCAACTGGATGACTATCGACAACACATGGAAAAAGATCAAATAAGGAGGAAACCACAATGATGACAATGAAAAACCAGTACAGCGCAGCTTCCCTTTACGATGGCGGATGGAGAGCAGAAGACAGAGACCAGCTGATTGAGGAATATAACCTGACAGAGGAAGAGGCAGATGAAATCTGCAGAGGCCTGACAGAAGTCGAAGAGGAAGCTACAGCCAAAGAATTTGAGGACTACGGCAAGCTGAAATACATCAATCCCGAAGCCTTCTACGAAGAGGGATGGAGCATCGCAGGACAGGCCGAAGATGATGACGGAGATGCTTATGACATCGTTCTCAGCGCAGATAAGACAGAGTATAGATACACGAATATCTGAGGAGGCACAACATGGCAAGGACGGAAGCCTTAAAGAAAGCACAGGACAAATACAGCCAGAAGATAAAGCAGGTCATTTTGAAATTCAACATGGAGACCGAGCCCGACCTGCTGGAACACCTGCAGAAGCAGGATAGAATACAGACCTACATCAAAGCCCTGATAAAGCAGGATATGGAAAGACAGGCATAAAAAATCGCCCCGGGATAGCAGTTCCCGGGGCTTTTAAAATGAAACACGTTGCCGATCGGCAGGTGTGCTTCTCGCTTATTTAAGGGGGCTGGTGGTGCCGGATTTTGATGCACGGAATCAGGCCGTGGATGAAATGTGCCCAGAAATCCCGTAAGGCGTGGGCCGCCACTCTCCAATTGGCTGCCAGGTGCTCAATATAATTCATACATCCTCCTTGTAACTTAGCCAATACTTAGTCAATGGTTAGTCAACGTTTTCAACGCGTTAGGCGCGTTAGGAATTAAGACCGTGCGCTTGATCCGTATATCTGATTGACTCTGTTCTGGATGATCGCCGGCTTATACCCGGCCGCTGCCAGCGCTATTGCCCTGTCCGGGTTCTGGCCGTACCTGCCGGCAAGGACCTGCTGGGCGACGTCATCGACCAGCTTCACATATTCCTGGACCTTGTCGTAATAATCATATTCCCCAGACTGCGTCAGGATGTTCTTTCGCTGTGTCCCGGATCCGGCGAAGCCCTGCCACACATAGTCCGCCATTGCCCAGAGCAGTTCCGTCTCATCCCTGGCGTACAGGTTGACATAAGACTGGACTTCCGCAGGATCGTATCCGCCGGCCCGGATCATGGCCGACCTTTCGGGATCGCGGCCCCACTGCTGCAGCATCACTTCGACGGCAAAATCACGTGAGAGGCGATTTTTGCGGGTAAAATTTCCGCGCCAGTATTTCTTCGCCGACTTGTTAAAAACGACTGTACGGCCGTTTCTGGTCATCGTCTGGCCGTTTCTTTCGACTTCTGGGAACACAATCCCGCCGATGCAGGTGAAGACCAGGTCTCCATTGTACTGGGTAGAATAGCAATTTACCCCGGCATTTTCGCACCGGGTATAAACATCCTTTGCCCAACTCCTGTATGTGCCCTTTGATTCTCCACAGCAGTTGCTGATCGCGATCGTGGGCGCAATCTTATCGATCCACCATGCCGGGTTGTTCTCCGGCACACCATGATGATTGAACATCCAGATGTCAATATTGCTGAGCTCGTAGCCCTGCAGGACCAGCTGGTTCAATGTCCATTCGGTGGCGTCTCCGCAGTTAAGGATCCTGCAGCCGTCCATCTCGATCAGGAGACAGAGACTTTTGGCGTTGTTGCTGTACCGGTCTCCCGCGAACATGCAGGTGATCTTGGCTCCGCCGACGGTAAACGTGGAGCCGGTCCGTAGCTTCACGACCGGAATGTTCTTTGCTTTGCATTTGGACAGGATGCTGTTGTGCCGGTCCAGATCCTTGCTGCTCTCCTGGTACGGGGCGTAGGTTGAACAGTAACATCTGCTGATCATATCCTGATCCAGATACCAGCCGGCGTCCCCGTTGTGGTCCTTGTGCCCATGGGTGTTGCCCAGATTTGCTTTCCGGCCGGCCAGAATCTCTTTGACAACTGCCCTGGGGTGAGAATTTCCAGCACAGTAGGTATCGATCAGCAGGAGCTCACCTTGCGACTCTATCAGCATCATGGAGCCCCAGTCCGAAGAGAACCGGGGACAATAGATCTTACCCATTCTTTTCCCTCATCTTTCTTGTGACAACCTTCTGAACGTCGGTGTAATACTCTTCTCCGATAAAAGCCCGGCGCTTCTCTCCGGATCCACAGAGGTCCCGGATGATATAGTCAGCCATGGCCTCCAGGAGGGCGTCCCTGTCGTTGACGAAGATCTTCACGTATTCCTGGACCGCTGCCCAGCGTGTGCCCAGGGCATTCTTTCTGGTGTCCCCGTTGCCATGCTTCCGGAGCATGACCTCTACGGCCAGCTCCTGATCGCTCCGGCTCCAGTTTTTGTATTCTCCCAGAGAATAGTATTTCGTTCTGTCGCTGCGGTCGCCGCAGACCACAACCATGTCATCCGTGAAATGCATCAAGATAGAACCGTCTTTAAAATTGTTCCAGATGTCAGCTCCTGTGGCCTGTACCACCGGGACCGTCCAGCTGGTGAAGCCCTTGTCCTTCCCGATCGTCCCGCCCTTCTCTCCGTAGTTATACCATGCTGCCTTCGGTTTTAACTTAGCAAAAGCCTTTTTGTCTGCATAATTGCCATGGTGCGGGATCTGGGCAATCGCCACCGGCTTGCATACTGCTCTGGCCGCATCGCAGCCCAATTCGTTGTCCCCGGCTGTAAAATATCCAAAATCGAAAAGAAAGACCGGGCTGAAGTTGTTGATGAACATGCCGGCCAGCGGATCAGTGTCCGGTCCCCTGTAGCTGTTCTTTGACTGCCAGAGGACCCGGCAATGGATATCTCCGATCCGGATCTGCGTGCCTGTCTGCAGCCAACCGACGGTGACCCCGTTCCGCTGGCACAGGTCATACAGGCCCTTTGCGCACCTGTTATACATATCACAGACCCGGCCGTACCAGGGCTTGCTTTTGTACTTGCTTTTGGTATAAGCCCCAAGAGCAGCATAGTCCGTCATCCAGACTTTTTCGACCCTGATGTCCGGGTCGTTGATGATGTCTTTTATCCCGTTAATGTGGTCTGTGTGCGGGTGTGTTCCAACCGCCCAGATCCGCTTGAAATGCTGCTTTTTGATCCATTCCCGAAGCACAGTGGAGGCCGGACGCTGGCCGGCATCCAATACAAGCGCGTTCCCAGCCTCATCGAAAAACACAGCATAATCCCCATATTTGACGCCTGTGGTCTTGGGGATGTCGAATCCCGGGATATACAGGCTGACAAATCTGCTCATATCAGGCCTCCTTCCGGATGTAATCGGAGTGGCAGAAGCCGTATTTTCCGGAGTCAACGGTCTTTATGTAATACCAGAGGCTGCCGTCTTTGGCTGTCACTTCGTCGCAGATATAGACCTCGGTACCAGAGGTCAAAGGCCCGAAGGTCTTGCATTTGTCGTTCTCAGTGCCGGCCCATGTCCGGACGTTGAGCCTGGTCGCTGTTACCTTACCTTTCCATTTGGCGTCTTTGGAAGGGGCAGAGGCGGATGTCTCTGTCTTGCTGGACACGGTGCCAGAAATGTTCGTGTGGACAAAGCCGCGGATATATCTGCCGTTGATGGCCAGTGTCCTGTATTCCACAGCGTCGTTTTTATTGCCCTCAATCACAAGCATCGTGCCGGCAGACCTGTCTACGGATACCACCATGCCGACGTGATCCGGAGTGCCAGTATTGTCTCCTGATCCAGTGTCTCCCCAGTCATAAAGGACTGCGTCTCCCGGATCCGGAACATACGCATCGTCTTCCACCCAGCTCCCTGCCTTTTTGGCCAGCGTGATCATGCGGGGGCAAGAGCACTCGATCGGGAAGGCGTCTGCCAAGCCGGCCTTGATATAAGCTGCGCTGATGGCTGTCGCGCACCATGCGTCTGAGTAGCCCACCCTGTAGTTGATTGTTCCGTTGACCTTGACCGCTGTGGCCAGATAGGCGTTGTAGATATCGACGATCTGTTTGTGCTTTCCATTTGCCTCAGAATAGCCCTTCCATCCTTCGAAGACGTCCACGACAGCCTGCCTCTGGGAAGTATCGCACTCTGTCACAGGCTCAGTCTTTTTCTCTTCCCCGAAGAAGTAATTCATATCCACATTCCCGGAGATACCGCTGACTTTGCCCTTGTTGGAGTACTGCTGATACGTGCACGGATAGTTGGGATCCCCGCTGTAATCAGCCAGCCAGATGATATAGTCCTTGGCCAGGATCTGGCCCATGTCGTAGTAATTTTTGTAATAGTCCTGGTTGAGATAGACGCCGGCTCTGTAGCCCTGGCTCTCGACGTAATCGCAGAAGATGATCGTCCACGGCGTCGTGATGGATTTTTTCAGTGTCACGCCCTTCTCTTTGGCGTCTGTGAAGGTATCATATTCCAGGTCTGCGAAGATGATGATATCTTTGCTGAGCCCTGCCTTCTCAACATTTGCGATACAGGACTTGGCTTCCAGAAGGACATCAGACTCTTTCAGAGGATAGAAAAAGTGATAGACGCCTGGGATCTCAATGCCCGCCGCCTGGGCTCCGGAGACATACTCGAGAAATTTTTTATCGATTGTTTTGCGATATCCTTCCCGCAGGATCACAAAATCTATGCCGTCTTTTTTTGCCTTTTTGAAATCGATCGTCCCCTGGTGGTAGGAGACATCCATGCCTTTCTTTGTCATGCTTCCTCCCTAAAAACAAAATAGGAGCCTGCTCCTGCAGGCTCCCGCTTATACGTTTCGATACTGTTGGCCATTCCCGGACATGGCCTATATATTCTATCCCTGCTCTTCCTTCGGCTCTTCAAAGTCAATGGCAAATGCGTTCATCTCTCCGACGGCCGCTTCGAGCAAAAGATTAATCTGATCTTCCGTGATATTGATGTTATTCTTCTGGGCGATCTCCCAAAGGAAGTGTGCTGCGTATTTTTTCCTCTCCTGACCGGTCCCGGCACCATGGATCTGCTCCGCAGCATATACCGCTTCTTTCGCCCAGCGCATCAGGGCGTACAGCTTTTCGTTTTCTGCGTGCACAGTGATCCACTGTTTGATGGCAGGCACGAGATAGATCGTGACCACCGCCGCGAGGATCCTGATCAGAGTCCTGACGATTTCAAATGTCAATTCGTTCATTATCAATCCTCCTTAATAGAAAAGGCTCCTTTTGACAGGAGCCGGTCGTAGGTCGATTTGATGTTGTTTATTGCCATGACTGCATACGTGTTTTTAAATCCAGGGTGCTTGTCGCAGTACCTTTCGTATGTGTCAATATCCTGGAGCTGCTGGCGGAAATATTCCTGCGTATGTTCAACCCCATTAATGAGTTCATCGTTAAAACGCAGGATGTGGGTCCGGGCCAGCACCGCTGCGTTCTCGTCCACCTTGTTCGATATGGATGTTATATCCTTCCGGATATCTTTCAGGGCCAGGAGGACCGCATCCTGCTTGTCTTCCTTCTCGTCCTTGCGCTTCAGGCGCGCCGCTATAAGATCCCATATCTTGCTGCCAATGACGGCCACAAGGACCGCCCCTATCAATTCCGTCGCTGTGGTCATTATCTCTCCTGTGCAATAAAAAACTGGCTAAAGCCAGTCAGGTGGTGTACATGTTCCATTTAGGCTCTCTCAGCCGGCGTCATGCGTGAAAACCTCATGCCTAATTTCAAACCCCTCTTTTGTGAGGAGAGATACAGAATCTGTCAGATGCGTCGTATCCACGGCCTGACCTGCCTGTCTGAAAAATTCCTTGATGGCCTCGGCTTCAGACTCGTAGGCCTTTACGGAATTGCCGCTCGTCCCGTCGGTTCGGTTCGTGAATCGTACTACAAAATAATTATACATATAGCATCTCCTTAATTTTCGGTTATCATTTCCGAAAGATTAGTTTGTACAACATTGAGATAGGGCACGATTTTTGCCCCTTTCTCAATATTCCTGATAGTTTTATAAACGCCGCCACCAACAATTATCACGGACCCCTTCACATAGTTTTGTGTTGCGACAAAAGTATCTTCGGGCGCTCCCGCAAAGCCTGCCGCCTGCTTGGCCACCTTGTCGATCTGTTCCTTCAGCACCTGCGCTGCGGTCTTTCCTTCTTCCTCCGCCGGCTCTTCCAGGCTGTGGTCCTCCGGGATGACATTGCTGTCCAGCTGCTCCCTGAGGGAGTCGTACTCCACCTTTGAGATCTCATACAGATGGACCGTGTCATAGCCGTCAAGCTCGGCCCAGCCGTCCACATGATAGATGGTAGAACCGTCGGAGGTTATGACGCCTCCCGGACTTTCGTCTTCTCCGCATCTGAGGGGCCTTTTGACCAGGCGGTTGTATTTGACACATGAAAGCTCGGCCAGCGCATCTACGACCTCAGTGCCTTTTACCAGTTTATAGTGCATGCCTTCCTCCTTTCTGGAGCAGGATGGAAAGGGCGTGTTTCAGCCCTTTCCTGTTTAATCGTCATACCGAGAAGCCGACGCACACGCCTTTGGAGTTATCGGCATAGGAGCCGCTATTGGAATCGACGTTGCCATCGTTGCCGTTGGATCGGATATACCAAAAGCACTTGGTATTAGACACAGCAGCAGCGCTGCGAAGCCACCATTCTCCTGCCGACCCTGTATAGTAGGTCTTGATTCGCGAGCTATCGTTCGTGAAGCATCTGAAAGTGACCTCGTGCGCATTGGGCGATATCTCCTGCATGTATGGCGTGGCCGTTGTACTCCATCCAATCTCCGCCCTTGACGGGATCCTGAGATAGTCAGTAGACCTCACTATATCTTGCGAGTTTCCTGCATCGGCCAGCGTGATGGATGAAGATATGATTGCTTTCCAGAGTAATGGCAAGGCGGGATACAGTGACTCGTTAAGCCACTCCCGCAACTTGCTGGCGTTCCAGCCCCCCGTGTTGGTTCTGGAGCTGTTCATTTGCCGCCCCGGCAAAATCCCGACCATATAAAAGTCCGCATGCGACATTCCGCCGGCGACCAGCTCATAGTGCCCAAATGAATGAAGCCGGAACTCCAGATAGTGGTCGACTACCAGGGAGGTGTCCGTAATCATCTTTACCAGTGCACCAATGCTCAGATAAGTTGACGCCTGCCCTGAATGGCAGATGGCGTAGAATTCCCCCAGCGTATAAGCCATGGAGTCTTCTGGATCGTCAGAGTAAGCATAATCATAATCTGTCAGATCTTTGACCTCTGACGGAAGGTCGCACCGGAGGAACGTGGCGATGATATCCGTATCTGCGGTTACCTGAGAAGGTTCATTCCCCCATCCTGTCCACAGATAGTAAGTATAGCTTCCGGGTACATCCGCTATAGACGGGGCTTCCCCTGTATAGGACGGCGTGCCGTAAGCGGCTACCTGGCTTGTCTGGAGGACGGTCTGGCCCTGCAGGTATCGGACCGTATAGTACCTTGTTGCCGAGCTGTACTGGGCCTTTAACGACTTGTCAGCCGTGACCACCGAGTTAATGCCTTCCCAGCCGTTAAAGGTATATACCAGCCCAACGTCGGAAGGTTTTGTCGGCGCGCTGATGTGCCCTGCAGTGACCGGGTCCGTAGCCAGCGTCCCTGAGTCGACATAATCCACATAGAGGAGGGTATCGTCGTAGTTAAGGAACGCCACCTGATACTGTTGCACCAGCATGTTGGGGTCATAGGCGACCTCCAGGTCCGGCCATGCGGCAGCATAAGCGTTAATCTCCCTCTGCCTGACAGGACCTGAGATATGCACTGATCCCGTCAGCAGTGATGAGCTCTTAGACAGAATCTGGTTGAGCAGCGTCGACTCCGTAAGTGTCCAGTCGATCCCCAGGAGCCTGATCACCTGGAGGCTGTTGATGGCCGTCTGGACGATGTTCAGGGAGTTCACGTCCGAATACTCGCAGACGAATGCTTCCAGATTTCCAAAGGCCATCTGCAGGTCAGACAGGTTCTTGATGTAGCGTAGGGTCAGGTTATTGATCGTGTTCGGCAGGTGCGCCAACGCGATCTTGCCATTAGCTGCAAACAGCACCGATGTCAGCGCCGTCCCTTCCGCGTACAGGCTCACCAGGTTCTGACAGGCACTCAGGTTAACCGATCCGGTAAGGTTTGGACAGTTCCGGATATCCAGGGTCTCCAGCAGGACGTTGTTGCCCATGTTCAGGGTCGTTAAAAAGCTGTTTGCATAGCCTTGTGTGGTGTTTCCGATGATCAGCGTCCTGAGCTTTGAAGCCTTGGAAAAGTCGTTGTCATGGATATAGCAGGCGCTCAGGTCGTTGATAGCCTGTATCCTGCTGGCCGCATAGATCAGGATGGCCGTATCGTCCATCTCGGTCAAATTAGTCGTGAGGGTGTACTCGGTGCCGGCTTTGGCCCTTACCTGTACAGGGGCCGGGCTGTTGCCGTAAAGCACCGTCAGGTACATGTCGCTGTAAGGGACCAGCTTTAACGTATAGTCAGGCGGGACCACAGCCATGGAAGGGGTGTTGCAACGGAACATGATCTGGTCAGCCCGGATATTGGTCCCGACATACTTGGTCCCGATGTAGACCTCCTGGTCACGCTCGAACTGGCGGCGCTGATAGCGTTTCCGGCCATTCATCATTTCATTTAAAAAGCGCACCGTCCCGGCCTGGTAGGTCCGCAGGTACTTCCTTTGTATGTCGAGCCGCCAGAGCTCTTCCGGGAACTGCTCCTGCCAAGTGTCCCACTGGGCGATCAGCGATTCCGCGGACCAGCAGCCGGCTGACTCCCTGTCCCTGTACATGTTCTGGAGCTGCGTGTACATCAGGTCCCGGATGCGACACCAGAAAACAGACTGCGCGGCGTTGAAGATAAAGCCGCTGGAAGCGTCCCCATCTGTTTTGTAGTCCACGTCTTCCTTGCCGTAGGTCATGGTCAGCTCACCGCTGTTGTTGATGCCCAGGGCAGTGTCGTTATCATAGTCCCACAAGTCGAATCGGTAGCCGTCGTTGATGGCCGCCGCAGCGTTGTCGACTGTGTAATACTGGGCATCGTCCCCCAGCTCCACGGCCTCGGCTTCCGTAATGTAAGTCTTGCCCCAGTGCCAGAAACTGTTCTTGGCCCGGTTGTCGATCATGGTATACCTCTCCGTAAAGAGATACCAGTAAAGCGGGCTTTCGACGATGAACCAATCTCCCAGTTCTGCGACGAAATCGACGTCTGAGGATGTCACCACCCATTCATACATGTCGCGCCATACCTGCTTTGACAGCTCCTGCTGGGCCTCTATCTGGGCACTGCTGATCGTCTCCCCGTCTTTGGTCCCCATGTCGTATCGGAACTCAAATGAGTCATCCCAGTCTTCGTATAGTGACTGCCTCTTCAGGTTGTTCTGGTTCTCCCACTGCTCTGTGGTAATGGGGTAGACCATCGATACGGCTTCTTCCGGGTCATAGGTGATGTCATCATTGGCATCCAGGTAGACGCCTGTCTGGAACCAGCTGTTCGGCAGCGTATTATCGCTGACCTCTACCACGAATTCGGCAAGGTCCGTAGGGTCAGTGACCCTGGTGTTGTCCGTCTTCTTGGAATCGCCGATGTTACCGATGGCGTAGAAGTGCCAGGCGTTGTCCTGGAACTCCCTGTGGGTAGATATGTCTGGATCATTCTCACGTACGAAGATCACACAGTTCTGGAACTCCATGGAATTCTTCCTGCGCGGATTCTTCTTCTGTCCCGGCGTCTTGTACGGGATATATGTGTTATACCGCTTCTGCAGGAGCGCGTTGTTGGCATTCTCGGAACTCGCAATGTTGACCTTGAGGTTGAACCAGTCATTCGGGACGGACTGCCTTGTCAGGCTGACCTTCCCGGATCCGTCCGAGTACCTTGTCCCATCACCCAGGACCAGCTCCGAGATGTAGGACGCATCCAGCGGGATCTTGGATACCCTCTGATGCACTCCATCAAAGCCGAAGATGATGTCAATGTTACGGCCGGCAAAGCCGTACTCATTCGACGTCGTGCCCTGGCCGGCATGGTAGCCGTTGGTCCACTGCCAGTTGTCATAGACAGGGTCTCCGTTCTTGTAGATGCAGCGTACGTTAGTGTTCTTCACATAATCCTTTTTGTCGTTGGTAAAGTGCGGGCAGTCGATCATGATCACCCGCAGGTCCGGACAGGCGGCCGCCACGCTCTCAGGGGTCAGGCTGTTGTTCTCGTCATAGATCTGGTTGCGCTCATATCGCGCGATCATCGTCTCCGCTTCGCGGGCATCGGCAATGAAGTTCCGCAGGATATCGCTGTCGGTCAGCGATGATGAGTAGGCCTTCATCCGGTAGATCCAGACGTCACAATCGTCCGATCCGATGGTAATGGGGGCCGGCGTGTACTGATACAGCCTGTGGGAAGAGTCGTAGATCAGGGGCCTTGCTCCTACGCCGTCCTCATAGGACATGATATAGGATGTGGCATTGGGATCTTCCGTATCCAGAGTGTTTATGTTGTACTCGTACTCGATGATGTCCTCTTCACTGTATGGTGTATACAGTTCATCGACAGACGTCTTGAGGTAGGCCGCATGGGCTTTCATATCCAGCCCGACCTTGACCTGGTCTGCGGCGGGAATACACTTGAGCCAGGACGTAGTGTTGTCCCTGACATTGGTGACCTTGAAGATGACCTTGAACTCAGCGCCGGCCTGGATTGGATTCGAGCCGAACAGGTCATAGCTGATGTATGCCCTGCTGCCGGCCTTGATGCAAAAGTACTGGTTGTCTTCGCTGTCTACCTGGTATCCGCCCGAGACCCAGTCGAAGTTACTGCTCACCGTCATGGCGATAGACGGGTTGTTCGTGTCGGACCACAGCCTGTTCACATCGGCATTTGACCGGCCGGAAGGCTCGAAATCAAATTCCAGGTTGGCCGTTACAGGAGAGACATCATAGCCCAGCTCTACGACATTCACCCGGATCTCTACGCTTGTGACCCCGCAGGTAATAGTGAGCGAGTGTACGCCGATATCCGATGATTTAAAGGCCCATGTATTGACCGCTTCCGACAGCTCCAGCGTATTGACCACATGGCCGTCTACTGAGAGGCTGACCTCAGGGGATGTCGTTGAAGGGTCATACACGATATAGGTGATTCTGGTCGTGTTGTACTGTTTCGCACGTACCTGCCCGTAATGGTCATAACGCAAAGGACATCCAATCACGGGCACCAGGGAGTTCTCGTTATACCAGATGATATCTTTGAATATGTGGTCCGTCTCAATGTTATTGCCGTTGATGGTTGCTGTGATCCAGACCTCCAGGAGGTGGGCGCCATGGGTCTGTGTCGGGATCGTATAGGACTGTAAGGTGCCGGACGCACCGGTCGAAACGCTCTGCAGCTCCACCCCGTCCAATTTGAAATGGACCGTCTTGGTGACGGCGCCGTAAGGGGTGTACGTAAAGTTCACGGCCTGCCCGACAGGGTTGGTGTAGCGGTCGCTGAATGAGCTCTCCAGCCGTACGTCCACGATCTGGACGTTCCAGGCCTTGACCGCTACCGATCCGCCCTCATCTGTAACGGTGAGAGTCAGTTTCTGGGAGCCGATGCTGCAGTGCTCGGTCAGGTCGAAAGTGTTGAGGCCCTGTGTCAGCAGGCCAGTCGCGATGATGGTGTTGCCCAGCTTCCAGACGTAGGAGCCGTCGACCTCTTCATTATCGCTGTCGACTGAAGAATACCGGATCTGGATGACTACAGAATCTGTGGGCGTGCAGACGATAGGGGACACTGTGACCTTCTCGACGGTCAGTGTCGTAGTGGATGACTGGCCGCCGCCTCCTCCGGAGGGAAGAACGAACTGGCTCTTTACCGTCTCGTCGCTGCCGTCGACCTCATACAGGGTGTAAGTATAGACATCCCCCTCTTGAGACAGTTCGGCATAATAGGAGAGGCCGTCTCCGCCCAGTTCTTCGATCGACTGGGCCAGCCGGTCCACAGTCCTGGAGACCGAATTGAGATTGGTGTTCATCGTTGCCAGACCATCGGTCAGGTTCGAGACGTTGCCGCTGATCACCGTCAGCAGGGCATCGACCTCCGCCTTGGTATAGCCGTCAGCGCCGATCATCTCCCAGGCGCTGTCGATCCATCTGTAATGGACGTAGATGCCAGATTCGTTTTCGACGTAGTAGTCGGTGTACTCGTTCCCGGTCTGCGGGAGCGTGTCGACCGTCTCAGCCAGAGAGCCAGCTACCATATGCCATTCGTCGTCGAAATACTTGTAATATAAACATCCGGAGGACGTCGTGAGGATATAGTCCACGGCCTCATCGCCGACCTGCGGCAATGCATCAACGACCAGTGTGGAGGAGCTGCCGAACACGTCCCATTTAGGCTCATCGTTCTCATCGACGATCCACCAATACTTGTCATATCCAGTCCCGGACTCCTTTGGCACAAGGTAGAACGTCATGGGCTGACCGGATGCAGGCAGTTCGTCTACAACAGTGATCGTGAAGGCTTTGTAATCTACAAGGCGCGCCCTGACATATGCCTTACTGAGCTCATAGACACCGACAAGTGCTCTCTGCAGGGTCGTGTACTGCACGTCCACGTCATCGGATGCGATATGCAGGGCATCCTGTATCGACATGGACAAAGGCGTGTAGTAGTTGTCCTTAAAATCGTCCACCTGGCCCTTGGCGTACTGGTAAACGTCGACCCCCCTCCCCAGGGTGTCATAGACAGCCGGCTGCATGGCCGTATCTGCCTTGTCGAGGGAGGCCTGCACCGCTGCCGCCAGCTGGGCTTTTGTAATGGCTCCGCTGGCCAGTCCCGCTGCCAGGTCTGAAGCTACAGACCCGATAGCCGTATTAAGGTCCGCCACCGCCTGATAGACGACCTTGTTCTGGATGGCGTTCGTGGAGACGGCATTGAGGGCCGTGTCTACTGTCATGGATCCGTATTCAAGGCCCGGGGTCCACTGCTCATTTACAGTATCCCAAAAATACCAGTAGCCCGGGGTCAGGTCCTGGGTCTGCGTGCCGATATAGACATACAGCTTATCATGCTCTGTCATGTCCACGGCCGTTTCCGCAGGCTCCGGGGCCCCGCTCACCATGCCGTCTACCTTGGAGGCCATGGCCGCCACTGTGTAGAGCAGGGAAGCGATCTTCTCGGCGTTTGTCGCCGCAGTCTCCGGGTCGTCATAATCGTCAGACCCGTCAAAATGGATATGGTCCAGGACAGCAAAGGAATCATTGAGCGTGTGCCACTCTTTGTCGATGACTTCCCCTGTGTGGTCCAGGAGGATCGCGCATACGGAATAGCTGATCTGACCGACCTTCTGGGTGTGCTCCAGTTTGAGCGTCCAGTCAAAGGTCGTCGTATAGCCGATCACGACGTCGTTGCCTTCGTCGTCCTTGGTCGTATTGGTCTCTACAGCGAAGTTCTCCGGGGTGATTTCTACATGGATCCCGCCCGGCAGGATCGCTTTGATCAGGATGGAAGCCCCGACGAAGGAGAGGCCGTCTGCATCTTCCAGGCTGAAATGTATGGTCGTCACGTTCTGGTCCTGCCAGAGGACGACCATATGCTCAGACGTGACCCGTCTTGTTACCGGGTCGATGTAAAAGTTATACTGCAAAACTCCCCTCCTTATGTGGTGAATCTAAGCCTTGCCTCGACGTCTATACCGACGACGTCGTTATTCAGGGCACCTGACAGGGCGGTCTTGTGGCTCCATACGATGTTGACGCCATAATCCGCTTTGTATGCTGTCACCTCTTCCGGATCCACGTCTTTCCGGGCCGCTGCCGTCCCCCAAAGGTATTTGTTCCCCTGCCGTACTTTGGCATACATGCCGACGACCTGCACCTTTTTGACGGCAGGTGCCAGCGGCTTTGTGAGCGGCAGGTTGAACATGATATCTTTTCCGGAATTCGTGATCGTTCCGGTCACCCATGCTGTACCGTCCACCCTTGTCCCGGGCTGGACGAAATGGCTGTTGATCAGCGCCGTCAGGCTCGTATTCTGTGACGACAAACTTTCGATTAATGTCTTGAAATAGCTCAGCGGATAGAGCGTGTCCATCAGGGCCGTGACTGATGTGATCGTCAGTCCATCCTGCCTTACCCTGTAGACAGGCACATAGACCTCTGTCGCTCCTTCCCTGAGGGTCCCGGAGCTGGCCGGGAGGTCCGTCGCACTTGATGCAGTATAGACAAACTGCTCTGCCACCCTGATGTTGTCCTGATCAGAATAAAGCCTGTAGCCGATGACATAATATGCTGTGACCCCGGCAGCCCCTACGGGGATGTCGAAATCATCATAGGATCCTGCTGTGATGATGATGGCGCGTCCTTCTGATGTGACCAGCACTCCATCCCCGATCCTTACGACATTCGCGTCCGGGATGCTGGAGGCCATACGGCTCCCCACCTGCAGGATCCCTCCGCCGGACAGGCCGCAGTAGAGATCTGCGTCGAACTGAGCATACACATCCAGATACCCTTCCGCGGTAAATAATGTTGCCATTTATGTGCCTCCTTTAAGCCTGTAAGTGGTCTTATACACGCCACCCTTTACAGACAGAACTTTTCTTTCGATCGGCACCGTCACCGATGTCTTATTGACATATCCAGAGATCAGGTCCCCGACCTCGTTTTCTACATTCACCGAATCCACCTGCAGGGACTGGCCTGACATAAGCTCTTTCAGGCGCTTTTTCCCGTAGGACGTAAGTGATGATACGGAATCAGCGGAGGAATAGTCGTAGTAGGCAGTCCTCTCCTTGAAGCCCGTATAATACTTGGTCGTGCTGATCCTGCCTTTGTTGTCGGCGTACAGGTCGACCCGGAGCCGGTTCTGCAGCTGACCTGAACCCATACAGACCAAGTGGTTGATGCCCATCTGGTTGTCTGTGTAGGTCAGCGGCACGGGGCTGTCTTCTGACAGGGTCCCGATCAGTATCTGCTTCGGCGCTGCCTCCGCCGTGACCCTGATCGCCTCGCCTGCTGCCGTCTTGTCCGCATGTATATACAGCCTCGCGCCGTATTCGTCCAGCATGGTCATGAGCCCGTCCAGTGTGGTGCAGTAGAGCGGGAATGTGTAATTTGTTATCGTGATCCCGGATTCCTCATCCGGAACATAAAAAAAGCCGCCAAGAAGGTCCTGGAGCAGGCTCTTAATGACGGCATTTGCATCCCCTGAAACGACCTTGTGGTCGTTGCCGGGATCCGGAATTATGATCGATTGGGAGAGGAGCCCCCTCCATGTATATCCCTTCTTGGTGATCACGTTCGACCCGGTTTTTTCGTAGTGATATTCAAATAGGCCACCGAATTCGGTCCCAGGTAAATACATGCCGCCACAGGAGGAAGGGAAGACTCCTGAGAACTGCAACGTGTTCGAGGCCGCACCCGGATAGCCTATTTCAAAATCACCATCATAATCGCAGGGGCCTATCTCATGGAGCTGCTTTGTCAGCATAATCAGATCGTATCCCATGCAGGTTCGCTCCTCCTCTTATAGATGGTCAGGTCGATCCGGTATGTCCGCGAGTAACTTACTGGGACGATGCCCGGCTTGATCTTCTGCATCAGCAGGCTGTCTGCCTTTCGATAATCAAATACATTCACCATCCGGCCTCCGGTCCCTACGATATAGGCGTGCCGGTCCGCAGCCTGCGTGCTCCTTGTGTCGATGATCATTACTTCCCCGGATGCCACGGGATAGTCCACAGCATACTGGTTGCCGCCGATGTTGACATTGACAGCGGCCGCGGGGCCGTAGGCGATCAGCCTGAAATCGCATTCAGCGTAATGGTCGATCTTCAGGAACGGCGGCGATACGACCTTGCGGTAGCTGTAGGGATATCCATAAGACAGGCCGTAGCCGCCGTAGCCCTTGTCCGTGATCCGCCGCGCTGTTTCCTCGGCCGCATGCACCGTTAGGGACTGCTCCTGGATCCAGAACGGATCAGGGCAGTAGATCGTCAGCTCATTGACCGTATATGTATTCCTTTCAGCCGGATAGGTGTTCGACGCCTTGATGAAGCAGTAAATATAAGAGCTTCCCCATGTAAGGACGCCCGGCTGGCCGGAAAAGAAATCCGCGTCAATACTCGAATGGAAGCGATTGAGCCACTTCCTTCTGATGTTCAGGTCCCCATAGATATACAGATCCATCCCGTATTCTACAGACTTCTTAGCCCAGGAGTCGACCCTGTCCCCATATTGGCGCCTGGTCACATCGGCCTCCCATGCAAATTCATGGAAGGCCGCGCTCTTGACCCTGGGGGCCGTCCCGCGCAAGTCGTAGGACGTCCCATCAGATGATTTATATGAGATATCTACGATGTTGCTCACGTGAATACGACCCCCGTGTCTCTCATGAATCTTTCTGCGGATCTCTCGCCGATCACCAGCGTTACATCCGCGTCTTCCATGCCCTGGCGGACTGCCGCGTACATGTCCCTTGCGGACATGCCGCTGCCGGCCACAGCTTCCTGTATCATGTTCCGCAGGCTGCTGACGCCCACGACCGCCTCCGGGCCTGCCTCTCCGCCGCCCAGAAGACGGCCGTTCGCCATGCCGAAAATAGCAGGGTTATTGAGGATCATGCCGCCTTCCATCGCCTTGGCATACCAATCCACTGACAAGTGTGGTACAGATGGAGGGTTCAGGCTGAATTTCCCGGATATGCTGAAATGAGGAAGCGCCGGCAGTGAGATCTTCGGCAACTTCAGCTTGCAGTTGTTGATGGTGCTTTTAATAGCACTGATAGCGCTCGATACTGTGCTTTTCGCCGAGTTGATCGGCCCTTCAATTGCTGACTTAATGCCGTTCCATATGGACGTAACCGTCGATTTGACTGAGTTAAAAACACTGCTGACTGTGCTCTTGATCGAGTTCACGGCCGATGATACCAGCGATTTAATAGTGTTCCAGATCGTCGATATGACATTCTGGATGTTCTGCATGACCGTTGACACCGTGGTCTTGATGGCGTTCCAGACCGTCGATATTGTCGTCATGATCGCGGTCACGACCGTCGTGATTGTCGCCTTGATGGCTGTCCATATCGTTGTGATGGTCGTTTTGATCCCGGTGAGGATCGTCATCACATTGCCTTTGATCAGGTTCCAGACTGTGGTGATCACGTTCTGGATGGTCTGCATATTGGTATCGATGACTGCGCTGATACCGTTCGTTACGGTGTCTACGATCCCCGCGATTGCCTGCCAGAAGCCATCCCAGTTGCCTTGTGTGAGCGCTATAAAGGCATCGATGATGCCGGATATCACGCCCAGGACCGTCTCTATGACGATCTGGATCTGCTGGAATGCTCCCGTGATGACAGGGGCAAGGACCTGACAGAAAGCGTCCCAGACGATTTGCAGGCCTGCGACAAACTGGTCCCAGTAAGGTTTCAATATTTCGAGCTGTTCCTGGAAGCGCGTGACGAAGTCCGATATCGTAGTCTTGATCTGCTCCCAGATAGCCATAATGCCATTCCGGAATCCTTCATTCGTCTTCCACAGATGGATTATCGCCGCAACAAGGACGCCTATGATAGCCACCACTGCAAGGATAGGTCCCAATGTGGCCATCTGCAGGCCGGTTATAGCAGCCTGCATCCCCTTCAGGGCCTGCATCGCTATGCCTATCTTTTCGACGATCACGCCGAAGACGATCAGCACCGGGCCGATCGCGGCCACGATCCCGCTGACCGTGACGATGACAGCCCTTGTCGTGCTGTCAAGGCTGTTCAGCCATTCCACAAACGTCTGAAGATGCGCCACTATGGCTTCAATAACCGGCATCAGTGTCTTTCCGATGGCAATCATCAGGCCTTCAAGCGCCGATTTTAAAAGCGTCAGCTGGCCGTTCAGGTTGTCCAGCATTGTGGCCGCCTGCTCCGCCGCGGATCCTCCCGCGCCCTCGAGCTCAGAAGCGAATTTCGCCGTCTGATCTGCGGAGGAAGCGCACATTTTGTTGTAGCCCTGCAGGCCGTTCGTCGTGAAGATGGTGTTCAGCTTGGCATTCCGCTGTTCTTCGGTCATTCCTGCGGTTGCTGTCTGCAAGTCCGCAAGGACATCACTCAGACTTCTGGCTTTTCCTTCCTCATCATACGCAGAAACACCCAGTTCATCGAGAGCTGATGCCGCCTCATCTGTAGGTGCGTACAGGTCCGTCATGGTCCTGTTTAGCATAGTCGCGGCTTCCGATCCCGTGACGTTCTGCTGGGCCAGACGCAGCAGCGCGACCTCAGTCTCCTGGGCGCTCTGCCCGTAAGCGGCCGCAGAGGATGATGCCCCGGACATTGCTTCGCCGAGAGCACCCACATCCGTCTTTGCCAGGGTCGCGCCCTTGGCAATCAGGTCCGCATAATAGCCGGCATCCTTTGAGGAGTCGTTGAATCCGTTCATGGCACCGGTCACGTACTGGGCTGCCGATCCCATGCTGATGCCGCCTGCTGCCGCCAGGTTCAGGACATCCGGAAGGATCTCCGCCTGTTCCTGGGCGCTGTAGCCTGCCTGCGCAAGGATGTTCAGGCCCTCCGCTGCCTCTTTGGCCGAAAACGACGTTTCCCGTCCCATCTTCTGGGCGAACTCTTCGAGCGTGCCGTTAAAGCCGTCCGTGGTGACCTTCGTCGCCGCCAGCTGCTCGTTGGTCAAGCCCATGGAAGCGGCCACCATTGACATAGCTGAATCGAAGTCAGCTGCGGTCTTGACGGATGCAACCCCGGCTGCTGTGACAGCTGCGGTGACAGGAAGCATTGCCTTCCCGGCCGTCTGCATCCCGGCGCCGACCTTCTGCATCTTCGCGCCGGCTTCCGCGATCTTATCAAGAGCGGGCTTGGTGGTCTCTGACTGGCGCTGCAGGTCCTTCAGGTTGTTTTCGGTCTCTATGATCTCCCTTTGCAGGGCATCATATTTTTCCGGGCTCAGCGGCCGGCCGAACTCGTCGTTGACAGCTTCCTGCTGGGCTTTGACCTCTGACAGATGCTGCTTGGTCTCGTCGATCTCTTTCTGCAGGTTCTTGTATTCCTGCGTATCGATCTTGCCGGCCTTTTCAAGCTCTGTCTTCCGTTCCTGCAGCTGCTTGAGCTTTTCCCTGGTCTTGTCAGCCTCCTGCTGCAGAGGGGCGAACTTTTTCTGCCAGGCGTCATAGTTGTCCTTTGTCTTAGCCGCCTGTTCCGAGGCCTTCTTCAGGGTCTCCAGGCGCTTTGACGTGTTTTCGATCTGGGTCCCGAGGAGCTTCTGTTTCTGGGCAAGGAGCTCTGTATTCTTCGGGTCCAGTTTGAGAAGCCGGTTCACATCTTTGAGAGATGTCTGGGTCGTCTTGATGGACGAATCCACCGACTTTAAGGCCTTATTTAGGCCGGTTGTATCGCCGCCGATCTCGACGGTGATGCCTGCTATTCTTCCAGCCATTCAAGCCTCCTGATCGTCAATAACTCAGAATTTATCAAAGTCCTCCTGCGTGGCCTCCCTGATGTCGCTCTTAGGCTCTTTCACATCATCGTTTAGCCTTTCCGTCCAGATATCCAGGACCAGTCCGACCGTCAGAAGTTCCAGATCCGACATCGAAAGCCCTACTTCAAGGCACCGGAGCAGGAAGAGGGGCGTGGTCATTTGCCGCCCTGACTTATGTAATTTTTTTTTGCCTTCGCGGTTGTGAGCATGTTGACCTTCCAGAGGTCAAGGATCTGCGGCAGGACCTCGTAAATTGAGAACATGTCGAACTGATCCAGCCATTCTTCCACCGTCGGCGGGATATCCGGGTCCGCATGTACGGCCATGATGTAGGCCACGTCTTCGAACAGTCCCAGATCTTCGATGGGGATGTCTTCCCCTTCTTTTTCCTTCGACTCGAAGGACCCCTGCAGCTTATTGAGGTCCTTGATGATGTCCCGGCCGTATTTGATCCGGTACATCCTCGGGATCGCTGCAGAGGCCCTGAATTTCACGTCGACCCCGGAAATGTTAATGGTTTTGTCGATCATCGCTTATCTTTCTCCCTTCTAAAAGACAGGTGATCAGCCTCCGTTTCCGGATGCCGTTCCGGATGCCGTTCCGGATGCCGCCAAGGAAGGCACATAAACAGCGTCATACCACTCGGTGTATGTCGCGCTCGTCACTTCCACATCATCCCCGGTCTTTGATTTGACCAGTCCGTCGGCCCTGGGCTCGCAGGAAAGCGACAGGCTCTCTGTCTGCGGCTCAATATTTTCTTCCTTGGTCTGGGACCCTACGGAGGGACGGCCGCAGCTGCAGTTGTACAGGACGTGCCTGATCGCCTTTTCGTCGCCCTGGAACTCGAACAGGAGCGCGAAACGCGGCGCCTCTTCACTGGAGGCCACCTCGGCCAGTACCCCGTTCGAATCCTTGATTTCCTTGAGGATGTTGATCCTGAACCACTCGGGGATCAGCGCCAGCTCCAGATCGCCGGAGTAACCGTTGTTGCCAGGGGATTTATAGTAGACGATGTCATCCGCGTAAAACGCGCTGGATTCGCCTTCCGCATCCAGCGACATGCTCACAGCTCCGGGGATGGGCTGAGGAGTGCCATATGTGTAAGCGCCCCCGGTCCCCTGCGTCTGGAGGGCTACATGAACATTCTTGAGGCCATATTTGATTTTGTTAGGCATATATAATCCTCGCTTGATAAAGTACTTCGTACATTTTTTCTGACTCGATCCACACTTCTGATTTGTTGTAGAACAAGTCATGGTTGCTTAATACCGCTTCCACATCCGCTTCAATCTCCGGGTCTTTCCGATCTGTGTAGAGCTCGATGTTCAGAACGTCTATCTTCTGGTAGACCCCGTTGTCGGCCCCGAAGTTATCGGATTCCGGAAACAAAAAAACGAGGAAGGGCGGGTCTGGCGACTCCCCTTCCGCGAAATGATGGTATGCGCTGGGCAGGCCCGTCTCGTCGAGCATTCCCAATACGTCCTGATAGGTCATTTTCTCAAAGCCCTTTCAATGTCGCTCATCAGCTGCTTTTCTCCTGCCTGCTCCGCCGGCGCTATATGAGGCCGGGCCGCTGTGCGTCCTCCGCCTCTTTTCGCGTGACCATATTCCAGCAGGTGGGGAAGGCCAGGCATCCTGGAGTAGACTGTGACCTCTACGGATGTAGCGGTCTCCCCTGACGTTTTTGTCGACCAGCTTTTAGCGTATTTTCCTCTGTCAGATGGTGCTCCCTGGGAGATCTCCTTCCTGACAAGGTTCCCGGCTTTCCGGACTGCCTTTTTTACATCTGTCGTAGCCGCTTCGGAATACTCCGTCAGGGCTTTCATGACAGCGTCTGCCATGCCGTCGATCGAGACTTTGTTGGACATCTTGTCACCTCTTGTTCCGTTCGCAGTGAAAGTGCAGGCTGTTCTTTTTATAGGCGTTCGGGTTGATGGCAAGGATGTTGTAGATCTTACCTCCAAAAGCGACGCGGAATCCGGTCGTGGTGACTGCTGCCAGCTCAGAGCAGTATCGGCAGGTGAAGTCCATGCTCTCCTGTGTCACTGTCTGCCCGGCTTCGTTCGTCTCATCGCCGGATGAATAGCTTGCTGTCGCCCAGCATCCGAAATAGTCTTTCCACGTATTGATGTGGTTCCGATATTCATCGGTGCCGGCCGTCTGCTTTTGGAACAGGACCCGGATCCTCATAGCTCCAATATCCATCAGAACCTCGCCTCCCTTACACCAAAAAGCATGGACCTGAGCTGGAGCGTCAGGGCATTCATGTCTGCCGTCTCCCTATGCTCGTAGAGGTACGCTATGGCATGGTAGGCAGCCGCCTTGACGACCGGGTTTTCTTCTTTGACTTCTTCCGCCACGTCATCCGCGTCGAAAAAGTCTTCCTCTGCCCTTGCCACATCTTTTACCAGCTGCTTGGCGGTCTCGATGATCGGGATGATCACAGCCTCGTCTTCATCACTGGAGTCGACGCGCAGGAACATCTTTGCGTCAGATAATGTCAGTTTCATCGCGCACCTCTTTACAAAACGGCCCCAGCTGCCTTGCCGGGGCCGTCATTGTCATTTACGATCAGGATGCCTTCATCTTCAGGAGCTGGATGCCTTCAGGCAGGATGACCTTGGCGTCAACACGCTCAGTGCAGATAAAACCAACCTGGCCGTTGGTGGAGTACAGCTCGTTCAGCCGCTGAATGGTGCGGCCCATGCGGTCTGCGATCCAGTAGTTATGGAAGTCACCGAATGCCACGACAAGAGCGCCGGCAGCGATGGCAGGAGCATAAGCAGAAGTCTGCAGGCTGTAGCCGAGCAGCTTATCGGGCTGACCGAGCTGCATGGAAGGCTGCCAGAGGAAGGAGCCGGTGGTAGGATCCTTGAGCTTTCTGATCTCTGAGACAGTGCTGTCGTTCATCAGCCACTGAGCGTTCCTTCTGTAGGGCTTCTTCAGAGCGTAGATCAGGGAGATCAGCTCGTCAGCGGTGATCTTGTTAATGGCCGCAGCAGTGACGCCGACGGTGCCGCCGTTGGCTCCGAAGATGCCGGTAGGCTGTCCTGTTCCGGTGCCGACGCAGAAGGCAGTCTCTTCAGCGATGCCAAATGCGCGTCCGAACTCGCCTGCCAGATAAGTCTGCAGGTTGAAAGCAGAATCCTGAAGCAGCTCGATGGAGACCTTGGCCAGAGCTGTCAGCTTAAAGGCATCCAGGGTCTTCTGGTCGAATGTGGGATTGCTCTCCGTATATGCGGCGTTCTCAGCGGTCCAGTTGGCTACCACGTGAGAAGCAGCTACAGGGATCTTGCGCTCTGCAGTGGTGCGGATCACGTTGGCCATGCCGCGGACGACGTTATTCTCATCCATAGCGGTGACGATCTGTCTCTCAAACTCTGTGGGGACGAGGTAACCGCCATTGGCATCAACGCCCTCGGACATGACGTTGTGGACCAGCGCCCTGCCTCTGAGGTAGCAGTTGTAATCTTCGGCGTAATTGTCGGATGCAATTCCGGTCCGGGCCTCAGGCTGCCTTGTGCCGGCGCCGGGTGCGCCGATCAGGGGACTGCCGTTCCATGCGCTCATCTGCGCATCGATCTGGCCCTGGCGCTCCATGCGCTCGATCTGGGCCGTGTAATCCTGGATGTCAGCCTCCATCTTGTCATAAGTCGCGGCATCTTCCGCGGACATGAGGCCGTTCTCATCCTGATGTGTATTCAGGAAATCTTTGGCGTTCTCCCAAAGGTTCGCCCTTTTGGCGAACAGTTCTTTGATAGTCATAAATACCTCCTATGGGGTTTTCGTCAGTGTTTGAGCAGCTCCAGCCTTTTCATCAGCTGGTCTGCAGGTACTGTGTTCTTCGGCTCCTCCGGCTTCGGATGGGCCTGGATGAATTTGTTGATGAATGCGCTGTTGACCACCTTCATCGAGAAGGCCGAAGCGGCTGCTCCTTCCTCTTCCAATTGCGCCGGCGCAAATAAGATCTCGTCGCAGAATTTGAGCTCCAGGGCTTTTTTGGCATTCATCCATGTGGTGTTGTCCATCATCCTGGAGATCTTGTCCCTGGCCATCAGGGTCTTTGTCTCATAGGCGTTAATGATGGATTCTTTTACTTCCTGAAGCATTGCGATGGCTTCCTTGAAGTCTGCTGCGTCCCCCATAGCGATTGTGCTGGGGTTATGGATCATCATCATGGCCACCGGGCTCATGCAGACCTTTGTGCCTGCCATGGCGATGACGGATGCCGCGGATGCCGCGATACCGTCGATCTTGACGGTGATATCGTGCGGGTAGTCCATGAGCATGGTGTAGATCTGGGCCGCTGCGAACACATCCCCTCCGGGGGAATTGATCCACAGCGTGATCGGACCTTCTTCTGCGTAGAGCTCGTCCCGGAACGCCCTGGGAGTCACCTCGTCTCCCCACCAGGTGTCGTTGCTGATCGGGCCGTCCATCATCAAGGTCCGTTCAGATCCAAATTCGTCTTTCTGCTCATTCCGTACCCAATTCCAGAATTTGTCCACGAAATGGATCACCTCCTTGTCAGGCCGGTACCAGTGTCAGAGGAGGATTCCTCCTCTTTCTGGCCGGCATTGTTTGCGTATATGCCTGCGTCCTTCAATTTGCACATATTGCCGTTGATCAGATACAGGTTGCCTCCCTCTTCATCAGGGATGGGGTTCAGGTCTTCCAGTTCCCTGATATCATTGGCGCTCATCCAGCCGTTCTGCCGTGCTATGGAGTATCCGTTCATCCTTGATTGGTAATCGCCTCTGAGCAGGCCGGATACATTCAGCTTGACGAAATATCGGCCTTTTTCTCCCGGAAGGAGCAGTGCCTTGTTGAGCGTCTGTTCCCAGCGAACGACCCATGGGCTCAGCGTGTATACGACGAACTCCAGTGATTGCTGCTCAATGTTCGAGAAGCTCGACTTCTCCAGGTCTCCGATCATGTGTGGAGGTACTCGGAAAATCCTGGCTATCTCATCCAGCTGATACTTTCGTGTCTGGATGAACTGAGCTTCCGAAGGATTGATGGAGATCGGCTCGTATTTTACGCCTTCTTCCAGGACCGCCACCTTTCCGGCATTGTTGCTGCCGCCATAGGCAGCCATCCACGCGTCGCGCAGCTTCCCGGGATCTTTGAGCGTGCCGGGGTGCTGGAGCACTCCGGAAGGACGGGCGCCGTTGTTGAAGAATTTGCTCCCAAATTCCTCGGCCGCCATGCCCATTCCAATGGCGTCCCTGGCCATGGCAATGGGGGAATACCCGATGATCCCGTCGTATCCCAGGCCCGGTATGTGAAGGACCTGGTCCTCCCGGAGAAACCAGGTCTCCGCCGTCCGGCTGACGCCCTCATCTCCGTAGGTCGTGTACATGTAGACCAGCTGGCCGTTCTCGGCCCGGCCGACCTGCATGCGGTCCGGCAGGAGAGGATAGAGCGCGACCACTTCTCCGCGGCCGTTCCGGATGATCTGCGCATATGCGTTCCCGTATGTGCACAGGTGGGACATCAGGGTCTCCCGGAAGACAAATGATGTCATCTCGGGATTCGGCTCATCGTGAAGGAGTATCTGCAGAGGGTGATTTATTGCCCTCCTTTTCCCTCCGTCCGGCTGATACTCGAAGACGTTCAACGGGAGCTGTGCGATCGATTCTGACAGCACGCGGATGCAGGCATATACCGCCGTCTGCTGCATTGCCGTGAATTCATTCACCAGCTTGCCGCTGGTGGACGTCCCGAACAGATAGCTCCTGTCGTTCTTGATGTAGAGGTCCGTTACCTCTTCCTTTGTCGGCTCCCTGGGGTGTAAGAGCCGCGTCAAAAATTTAAAGTCCATATTGGATTCCTCCTAAAACACGATCAGGTCGCGCGTGTCGTAGACGGATTCCCCTTTGGATCCGCCCCTCTTGATTGCCCGGTCCAGTGCCATAACCATCGCCACAGCACCGTCTATCTTCTCTGTAGACTTCTGCTTGTCCATCTTGATGTTGTCTGCCGGGTCTTTCCGGACGTAGACATTGTCCATCATCCATCTCAGGACCCGATTCCCGCCGTGCGCGATCCTGCCTTCCAGTACCAGGCGCATGAGCTCTTTGGTCGGCGGGGACATATCCCGGAAGCCCTGTCCGAAGGGGACTACCGTGAATCCCATCTCCTCCAGGTCCTGCGACAGCTGTGTCGCTCCCCATCTGTCGTAGGCTATCTCCGCAATGTTGTAGATCTTCCCCAGGTCCTCGATCTTCTTCTCGATGTACCTGTAGTGGATGACATTGCCTTCCGTCACTTCCACCAGACCCATCTGCACCCAGGTGTCATACGGCACATGGTCGCGTTTTACCCGCAGGTCCACCGTCTCTTCCGGGATCCAGAAGAACGGCAGGATCAAATACTGCCCTTCGTTCGGGTCATCCGGAGGGAAGACCAAGACCAGGGCTGTAATATCCGATGTGCTCGAGAGGTCGAGCCCTGCGTAGCATTTGCGCCCCAGCAGGCTCTCTTTCATCAGCTGCATCTCATCTACTTTCCCGTCGCATTTGTCCCATTTCTCCATGGGCATCCAGCGGACGGCCTGCTTGACCCACTGGTTCAGGCGCAGCTGGCGGAAGGAATTCTCCTCGGCCGGGTTCTGCTTCGCGCTTTCGCAGGCGTTCCGGACGGTCTCTTCCCGGACTGTGATGCCAAGGGAAGGGTTCGCTTTATACCAGACCTTCGGATCGGTCCAGTCATCATCCCGGTCAGCCCCATAGATGACCGGGTAGAATGTGGAATCATGTTTTCGGCCTTCCAGGATGTCGACCGCCTTCTGGTGTACCTCCCAGCAGATGCTCTCCTGATTGTCTCCCGCTGTGGTTATCAGGAAGAACAGCGGCTGTGTCCTGGCGTCGCCGGAGCCCTTGGTCATGACATCGAACAGCTTCCGGTTCGGCTGTGTGTGCAGCTCGTCGAAGACTACTCCGGAGATGTTCAACCCGTGTTTTGTGGCTACTTCCGCCGACAAAACCTGATAGAAGCTGTTGGTCGGCTGGAACAGGATCCTGTTCGCGGATTCTATGATCTTGCAGCGTTTCATTAGGGCCGGGCAGAGCTTGATCATGTCCACAGCCACGTTGAAGACGATCTTGGCCTGCAGGCGGTCAGCTGCACATCCATAGACCTCTGCCCGCTGCTCACCGTCCGCGCAAAGGAGAAGAAGCGCGACCGCTGCTGCCAGCTCCGATTTACCCATCTTCTTAGGGATCTCGATATACGCTGTGTTGAACTGGCGGTAGCCGTCTGCTTTCAGGGTTCCGAAGATGTCCCGGATGATCCTTTCCTGCCACTCCAGGAGCTCGAACGGCTTGTTATACCACAGCCCCTTGGTGTGCCGGAGCGACCTGATAAAGGATACGGCAAAATCAGCGGTCGCCTTGTCGTAATGTGAAGTTTCCAGCATGAATCTTGTCGGGCTGTAATCCATAAAACTCCATCAAAAAAGCACCTCTGCCGAGGTGCTTACAAACTCTTCTGCTTGAACAGGTTCTCCATCATGTCGGTGTGCGGGTTCCCCGCGGAGTAATCTGTCGCGCAGTTCTCTTTGACGATCTGATATATCTCGGCCCAGTCCCTGGCCATGGCTGATTTGTACTTTTCAGCCATGGATACGAACGGGCTTGCAATCGGTTCCGATGTGGTCGGGTGCTTTGCCGTCAGGCCGTACTCGCTGATGACATCTTCGCACTGGATCCATCTGGCAGCGCTCATGGCGTACCGTTCGATGGAGTCCGGATTCACCAGCTGGTCCACGCCTTTCTCGTTGAGCCAGCGCCATGTGGCGGCGTAGATCTTCTTGGCCATGAAGCTCTTCCCGTTGGCCTGTTTCCGGCCGAGGAAGGCTTTCGGTTTCGGCATGTCCCGCCCCGGAGGCAGTTCTCCAGGCTCCGGGGGCGTCAGTACTTTTATATTTCTATGGCCAGTGTTTCCATCGGCAATTCTATCTGCCAGGGCCTTCTTTTTGGCACCGGATCCGGCCCTCCGGCCGCCTCTCATTGTGCCGTCTTTAGCCATTTTTCAGCTCCTTACCCAGCTGGGCCCTATTTTGGGCGTTTGAAACTGCGAAAATTCACACGTGAGTCCCCCGCCGTTCCCTTAGCTGTCTGAATTTTGAGATTTTAGTACCCCCTCCCCCTCCTCTGCCTGTCAATTACCGATAAAATCTGATAATTAACAGGCGGTTCAGAGGTTCAGGAGTAACGAGTAAGAGAAAGATTCCGCGATGTCAGCGGTCGTGCCACATGTCTCCACGCTCTGCATGCAAACGGGAGTGGCAGCTCTTGCACAGAGCCTGCAGGTTCCCTGCTGCATGCGTGCCGCCTTCGGCAAGCGGGAGACGATGATGCACGTGTTCGGTCCGGGGAGGGACCATTGTAGGAGGACAGCCGGCGTCTATCCATTTCTGATAGCAGATCTCACAGAACGGATGAGCTGCAATGTAGGCGGCGCGGATCTCCGGCCATGAGCCTTTGTACCTGCGCCTGCTGCCGGGCTCTCTCTTGTACTTCTCATACCTGGCATTCATGATCCTGGTATGTTCGGGACAATACTTCTTGTCCGTCAGCTCCGGGCATCCCGGGAACCTGCAAGGGTGCTTTGGTCTTCGCGGCATGTGTTCCTCCAATGGCGGGAGGCGCCTGCTGTTTCCAGCCTGCGCCCTCCCCGAATTCTCACGGTAACATTTTAGCAGATGCCAATATAACATTTCATAACATCTTCATTCGTCCAGGAACTGGGCCTGGAATGCTTTCAGCGCCCAGCCATGCATGTTGACTGTGTACTGGTAATCGTGGCCGATGGCTGCCGCGATCTCCCCGAACTTTTCCCCCAGCACATACCTGTGGTAGAGGATGTTGGAATATGTCGCGGAGTCCATACTGTGGATCTGGTCTACGATAAGCCTGCGCATCCTGATGTACTGGCTCTGCAGGTCCTTGATCTTCTTGGATATCTCTACCGCTTCGAGGACATTGTCCATGGGCTCCATCACATTTGATGTCTGCACTCTTTCTTTCAGAGCGGGAGACGATGTCGCTTCGGCCATTGTCATTAACTCTGAGTATTCAAGGATCTCGTGGTCTATCAGGTATCCCAGCCTCCGGAGCTGGGACAGATATTCTTTAGCTGTCATATCTTCTCCATCTGCTCAGTCGCCTGCGCCATCTTCTCATCTTCTTCTCCATGATCCGCGCTACCCTGTGCGGATCATAAAGATATGTGCCTTCCAGAATGGACAAGACGTTCTGTACATCCGCAATCTCTTCATGGATGTGGTCCGTCATCTCGTCCATGCTTCCGGCCACCGGGTTCTCTCCTCTCAGACATCTGGCCATCTTCAACGCGGCCTGCGCCAGTTCTGTACATTCTTCTGCCAGCTGCTCCAGGGCGGCTGCTGCCCCGATGCGGTTAATGATATCCATGCATCCTCCTTTCTGCCTGTCACTTAATCATACTTATGATCTTCTCAATCGCCGTGATCCGTGGCGCGATGATCCAGTTGGTCATGTCGATGGCGGACGTCACAAATAACACGAAGATGATCAATCCAGGGATTGAGAACAGAAAGCTCGTAATGAAAAAATCTTCACCATCCCTGAGGTCTTCACTCTGTTTGATCGCATGCCGGTACGCGAGCGCCAACACCGCCATCAGCATGGCCGTACTTACCATCATGATCAAGTTACCGGCGATCTCCCGTCTGGCCATCTCTGCCACAAGTCCGCTCACTGTTGTCCCATATTTCTCCGCCAGGGCTTCCAGCGTTTCCTGCATCTTCTCAGTCAATTCTCTTCCTCCTTGTAGAACGGGCAATTATATCTGACCATCTGCCCGGGCCGCGGGCAGTATTCACATTCGCTGCGGCCGGCGCAGGTGTTACAGTTTCCTGCTGCCTGGATCTCACGTAAGACCCTGAGGCTGTCAAGTATATACGCAATGTCAGCGATGATGTTATCAATCCTGTTCATACAAACCTCCTGGGTTCCAGATTAACCTCAACCTCACAGCCATTATTGATGAGCTCCCGGATCGTATAATCTCTCATATCTCTCTGCTGAGACTTGCGGTATATTTCGTCCTGGAGCTTATAGCCCTCGAGCTCCCAGATCTTTTTTTTGATCCGGTCTTTACAGATTTTTTCTCCGATTGCCTCGTCATAATTGGCCGGATCCACGCATGCTGACGACTCAGTTATAACGAATCCGTTCGGGAGCTTGGCCGAGACGATTGTCGTCTTACCATAAACCGTTTGCGTTTTAAATTCTGTCGCCTCGACGATCTTGTCGATCTGTTCGCTTGTTACTGTATTGGTGTTCATATATAGTTCTCCCATCTTCACCCGGTTTTGATACCCGGTTAAAAATATTCCTCATTCTTCTATCCGGCATTCCTTCCTGGTCGTTTTATCACACGGCCCTCCGTTGATGTAGCAACTTGTCTTTTTGCACTCTGCATTCTTTTCTGGGTCACATGGGTATATCCCCGCGTTCGCGTTTGCGCAGTACCAGGATCCTGTAGGATAGATTCCCAGCAGGGAGCATCTTCCCTGCAGGCTGTCCGCCTGCTTTTCCCACCATCCGCAGTCCCTGCACCTGATGACTTGCGGTGATTCCTCGATTGGGCAATTCTTTTCTCCTTCCTCCCGCCTTTTTGCCCCGAAGACGCTAAGGCAGGTTGAGAACGGCGCGACGTGATGGTCTGCGACTCTGCACCGGTGATCGATGTAATTTACACAATCCTCACAACGGATCGCATCTGAATCCTTCTCCTCTCTCAGGCGCTTTAGTTCTTTCAGCCAGCCTTCAACCAAACGCAGTTTCTTCGCTGCAGCTTTCATCATGCCGTATGTGCGCATGTCCTTTTCTCGAAACCCCTTTAATTTTGATTCGTATTCGGCGGCGCTATACTTGAATTCCATTATCATTTCATCAAGTGTCATTCCACTCACCTTCCATCTTTACTAAGTCTTGCCGTATGAAGGGCGGCCTTTTTTTGCTTCTTCAATCATCTGATTGACACAGCTAAGCGAAATATACTGTTTGTTGTTAATCCATACATGGTCTTTGTCGGCGAATCTGATGTCGGGAGCTTCCGGCTCTGCATAAGGAAGTGCCTTCGCAATCCTCTCAATCCCCTGTGCTATCCGACGAATGTCCCGGCAGAGATGTTCTTCCTGTACCTGTTTCATGTACATCTCCTTTCATGCTCATGATCCTTTCGATTTCTGCAATTT